TCTCTCGCAAGAGTTTGAGCTGCTGAAGACCCTCGTCAGTGGGGGATCAAAAGTTTGCGGACACAGCTTCACGCTGTGCATCGCCGTTCCACTTTCTTGAAGGGAACTATTCAATGCTTAACATTGAAGTGCAGGCTTACTTGAAGTTGGTCGAGTCCATTGACTCGCCGGTGGCCCTCTCGTGTTGGATGTTGGCTAAAAGTGGTGAGTGGGATCAACTCGTCTCAAAGACGATAGACCCCATGAGCTATGATGATGCTAGCTCCTTTGCTGATGACTACCTATGCGTGTCAGTGTTGCGGAAGAACATGCGGTTACCAACCTCCTTTGACAGGAGGGAGGCGGCCGTAGCGGGATTCCACGACTCAGAACGCTCGTGCGCTATTACAAATGAACGAATCCGCGGATTTATTAAGGACCCCTTATCGGGGCCCCCCGGACTACTCTCTGTCGTGATGAACGCACAGAGGATTATCTGGGAAATCCTTGGACCTCTCACGAGGTCCAAACTTGCTTTTGCGGAAGAGAACATGCGTTTTGGCCCAGGTGCAACCACATCGGTCTCCGGACGTGATGTAACACCTTCAAGAAAATTTACAGGCTCTTTGCATGTAACGCCTCGGTTGTACCCTTATTGGAAAAGCCTTGTGCCGAAACTCTGGCGCGAGGCCACCACGGCTATTGCTTTACGTGGTGCCAGTAAGGTTACTTGCGTCCCTAAGAACGCTAAGACCGACCGCCTCATTGCTATTGAGCCCCACCTGAATATTTACTGTCAGCTGGGGTTTGGAGCTCTGATACGCGAACGGTTGAGGCTTTTTGGGCTCGATCTGAATGACCAGACCAGGAATCAACGGTTAGCTGAGGCCGCAATTTCTCGCGGGCTTGCCACAATTGATTTGTCTGCTGCTAGTGATTCTGTTAGCAGAGAACTGGTTTGGCTGCTTCTTCCGGTAGAATGGGCTTCTGCCTTAGACCTATCCCGCACAGAATATGCGGAGGTCGATGGCAAGGAGTACCGGCTGGAGAAGTTCTCGTCAATGGGTAATGGCTACACGTTCGAGCTGGAAAGCTTAATCTTCTATGCTTTAGCGCTCGCCGTATGTCCTAACGAGAGACCCTGTACTGACTTTATGAGTGTTGACGAACCTTACGTCAGCGCTTATGGGGATGATATTATAGTCCCACAAAGTCATGCAGGGGTTCTGATCGAGATCTTGAACTTTCTCGGGTTCAAGGTGAACACCTCGAAGACCTACTTGGCTGGTAGATTCTTCGAGAGTTGCGGTACGGACTATTTTGACGCAGTTAACGTGCGACCGTTCTTTTGGGACGGAGAGCGAGACGACCCATCCCAG